TTCGGCAACGGCTTTCCAGCAACCTTTACGTGGATTCCAGCAGCTGACGTACAGACACGCGACCAAGCCGGCCCACAATGGTTCGGCCCCAGCAAAGAGGTCTATTTCAACGGCTACAAGCTTGACCCAAACGATGTCGTGCAATTCCTCAGCCCAATCCAAGGCTTGCTTACCATGGGCGCTCGATCGATTCGCACCAACATCAACCTTGACACCAGCGCCGAGCGTTTTGCCAAGAATCAAACCCCGGCAGGTGTTTTGAAGCAGACCGAAGGCGAGCCTTTGAGCGCCGAGGAACTCTCCGAATTGGCGGCTGGCTTCGCAGCTGCACGAAACAACAATGCGATTGCTGCGTTGAACCAGTACGTGGACTGGAAAGAGTCCTACATGGATCCAAGCAAGTTGCAGTTGACGGAAGCACGCACGTATCAGGCGTTGGAAATGGCACGCATCGCCAACATTCCGCCTTACTTGGTGGGTGCTCCAAGCGGCTCTGGCATGACCTACCAAAACGCGCAACAGGCACGTCAAGACCTTTACCTATTTGGTGCCAAGCCATTCATTGACTGCATCGAGCAGACGTTGAGCATGAACAACATCACGCCACGAGGCCGTTACATTTATCTGGATATTGAGACATACCTGGAGGAATACGAAATGTCCTCCGAGCAGGACAACGCTGCACCTGCTCGGGGGCTACCCTCTAACGACGAAAGCGAGGCATCATGATTCGCCTAACTGCACAAAACACATTTGTCCTGGCTGAGGATGGCGAATCACCACGCTCAATCTCTGGCGTTGCCGTCCCTTGGAATACCGAAGCCACCGTCAGCGACGGAACTCGCGTCCGCTTTGAGCGCGGCTCACTGCCAATTACTGGCAAAAAGCCCAAGCTCCTGAAGTACCACGACTCCGAGCAGCCAGTAGGTGTAGTCACGGGGCGACTGGACTCCGAGGAAGGCATGCTGTTTACGGCCCGAATTAGTGCCACCAGCGAAGGCAACGACATGCTCGAGCTCATCAAGGACGAGGCAGTTGACTCGGTATCGGTAGGCGTTGACGTGGTTGACGCTTCCTACGACGACAACGGCACCATGGTGATCAAAAAGGCCAACTGGGTAGAATTATCACTTGTCACGGCACCTGCATTCAAGGGCGCTATGATTACAGAGGTTGCAGCGACCGAACCACAAGAGGAGACAACCACAATGTCCGAAGTCAAGGTCGAAGCATCCGTAGAAGCACCAGCACCAGCACCACAAATGCTGTTCGCTGCACCAAAGAAAGAATTCGTCATGCCAACCGCTGGCGAATACATCAGCAAGCTGTGCCAGGGTGGCGCAGTTGCCGCTGAGTTCCTCGCCAATCTGAAGGCTGCTGCGCCTGATGTTGTCACGACCGACACGCCCGGCCTCTTGCCAACGCCAATTCTTGGCCCGGTGTACAACAACCTGATCGGTCGTCGCCCAGTCATTGATGCAATCGGTGCTCGCGCAATGCCCGGTGGCGGCAAAGTGTTCTCGCGCCCCAAGGTGACCACGCACACCACGATTGGTTTGAGCAATGGCGAAAACCAGCCGCTTGATGCAGGCACGTTCGTCGTTGCCAAGGAAAACGTCACCAAGGCTGTGTACGGCGGCTACGTCAAGTTGTCCGAGGAGGACATCGACTGGAGCGAACCCGAAGTTTTGGGTGCACTCGTTGACGACATGGCACGTGAATACGCCAAGCAGACCGAGGATGCAGTTGAGGCTGCGCTGAAGTCCGGCATCACCACGACCCGCGCCGCCTTCGATGTCACCGACCCGGCTGCTTGGGCAGAATGGATCTACGGCGCGTCGCAGACCATCCTCAACGCAAGCACGCACTTGCCAACCCACCTTTTTGCATCGCCTTCGTTCTGGGGTGCACTCGGACAGCTCAGCGACACCGCTGACCGTCCACTGTTCCCACAGGTCGGCCCAATGAACGCATTCGGCAACGTCGCCCCGGGCACGCTGTCAGCCAACGCATTCGGCCTCTCAGTCGTGGTGTGCCCATACGAGAGCGACTTCCTCGCAATCGGTGCCGCCGATGGCTTCGAGATCTACGAACAGCAAAAGGGTGCAATCCAAGTCGAAGCCACCGATGGCTCGCTGTCGCGCATCATCAAGTTCCGCGGATACCTCGCGACCTTGATGCTTGATGCCAGCAAGTTCGTTGAAATCGCCTAAGTTCACTCCCTCCAGGTGACACTGAACGGTGGCAACTTACTCACTTACCCATAAACAGGTAGTTAGTAACGTTGCCGTCGTTCAGTTGCTGGAGAACCACAGCTTTGAGGTAGGGCAGTCAATCACGCTGTCTGGCATCAATGCCACGTGGAATGGCACGCACAAGATTCTTGCGTTGCCCGAGTACTACTTCATCGGCGTATCGCAACAAGGCGATTACCAGTACGACACTGACACCATCATCCCCAATCAGGTGCTGTTTGCGCTGACCACGGCTGACGCTGATCGAGCAGCTGCCACCGGGACATGCACCTACTCGGTGACGTGCTCATGGATTGTCCTGGGCGATGTCGAGGACTACCTCGGCTTCACGTTTACCAACCCAAGTGCTGACCTTGACGTAGCCAACATGGCAGTGAGCGCAGCCAACCAATTTGCTTACCGTAAGCGTGAGGAGTCAGGCTATTTTGACTCACCAACCACCGTGCCCGATGGCGCGGTAAAACTCGGCACCGTCCAGTACGCGGCAATCCTTTACCGTGAACGCGGCGCCACAGAAGCGTTTGCGTCGTTTGACCCACTAGCCACAGGCGGCCCGGTCACAGGCAACTACGGTCAAATCCTGCGTTTGCTCGGAGTCAATAAGCCACAGGTGGCCTGACATGTCAAACATGTTCAAGAATGGTTACGACCAACTGGTCACGAAACTGCAAACGATTACCGGGCTGCGTGTGTTTGATGATCCACGCAACATGAACCCACCATGCGCATTGGTTGAGGCACCGACCATCATGATGGCTACCAACGTGGTTGCTGACATGGAGTTCCGCGTCGTGATGACTGCTCTGGGCACTGGTGATAACAGGACGCTTGACAGCCTGCTTGACAACATTGATTTGATTCGCGCTGCACAAATCGGCTTGACGGATGCACGCCCAACCACCGTGTCGTACGGTGGCGCTGACTACCCTGCCTACGAGCTGACAATACGCACCAAAGTAAGCCCCTAGGGCTACTAGACTGCCCTACGGGTAAGCAGCGACCCTCGACGTAGAGGAGATTCGCTACATGGCTAACGCAACCACTTACCTGGCTTCCCCATCCTTCGGCATCGGCCCGAACCTTGCTGGAGTCAAAGACTTGACCGATCAGTGCAAGTCTGTCGTTGTCACCAAGTCGCGTGAAGCGCTCGACTCCACTTCGTTTGGTAACACTGGCCGCCAGTTTGTTGGTGGTCTTACCAACGTGACCGTGACCGCCACGCTGCTGATGGAGTACTCGAGCACCCCGGGCACTTACGTTGACCTGACCAGCCTTGTGGGCACCAACGTGTACGTCGCAGTAAAAGCTGCATCGGCTTCGGCAATCAGCACCACAAACCCAGAGTTCCAAATCACTGGCGGCTACCTTGAGTCGCTAGATGTCGTGAACGGCTCGGTCGGTGAATTGTCCGAAGTAGAAATCACCATCACAGGCGGCGTGCTGGTTGAGGACGTGACCCCGTGAAACTAACCATCAAGGTGTCGTTCAAGACACCAGCAGCGGAATTGGTTACAGAGCAAGTCACGACGACAATCGCTACGGCTGCTGCGTGGGAACGTAAGTTCAAGCGCCGCGCCAGCGATCTGCAGGCTGGTATCGGCATTGATGACATTATGTTTATGGCGTGGCATCAGCTCAACGTCAATAAACGTGAAGGTCGCGACTATGACACTTGGCTTGTGTCTGTTGAGGATTTTGAGGTAGTGGAGACTGCCCACGCAAACCCTACGGAAGCAACAGCGTCCGCCGCCAGTTAGCGGAACTGCTGTTGGCTACCGGGTGGTGGCCTCCGAACATCGAGTTTGATTCTGAGGATTTGGCTACCGTGTTACTGCTGGCGAGAAAGCAACAACAACGTGGCTGAAACATCTGTAACTGTTGTCGGTGTCAAGGAGACGTTGCGCGAGTTGCAGCGCATGGAGCCTGAGCTTGCCAAAGAAATCAAGAAAGAGTTCAAGACCATCGTTGATCCGATTGTGAAGGATGCCCGAAGCAAGGTCGTGAATCTGCCGTTGTCGGGCATGTCACGTAATTGGAAGGGCGGACGTTTAATGCCCTGGGCACAAAGCGCTGTCAGCAAGAGCATCATTGCGCGTTTTAGCAATCGCAGGCGTGGCAACAGCCTTGCGGTGTTCAGTGTGACGATGAAAAGCCCGGCAGGCACAATTTTTGACATGGCTGGTCGAGGTGCACCCAACCGGCTGGCATCGGCGTTGTCAAGTCTGTATGGCGCTCCGTCGCGTTTGATGTGGCCTGCGTATGAGCGTCACGCTGATCAGGTCAATAAGAACCTTGAGGATGTCGTTGAGAAAATCAACAAGGCTACGACGAATAGACTGACTCGCTAATGGCTGTAACAATCCCCATCATTAGCGAGTTTGACGGCAAGGGCATTAGTAAGGCCGTTGCGGAGTTCAAGAACCTCGAGGGCGCTGGCGCTAAAGCCCAGTTCGCCCTCAAGAAGGCTGCCCTACCGGCTACAGCTGCTATTGGTGGCTTGGCGGTCGTTATTGGTGACGCAACAAAGGCAGCCATTGAGGATGCCAAAGCACAGGCTTTGCTCGCTCAGGCGATTACCAATAACACGCTGGCCGGGGAAGCGAACGTCAAGGTCGCTGAGGCGTTTATTGAAAAAACGATGATGCAGGCCGCGGTGGCTGACGATGAGCTACGCCCAGCGCTGGCATCGCTAGTCCAGGTGACCGGTGAGATGACCTCGGCACAAGATGGCTTGACGCTGGCGCTCGACATTGCAGCCGCCACAGGCGTTGACCTAGGCACCGCTACGGATGCCATTGCCAAGGCTTACGGAGGCAATACGAAGGCGCTAGGCACGTTGCTGCCCTCGGTACGCAGCCTAATCAAAGAAGGCGCGTCATTGGACGAGGTATTTGCTGCGGTGGCTGGCACGGTCGGTGGATCGGCAGCTGTGGCTGCCAATAGCGCTGAAGGTCAGATGAAGCGCCTATCGCTCACCATTGGCGAAACCAAAGAGTCAATCGGCGCGGCGTTCCTGCCCATCCTCGAGCGCCTACTGCCGGTGCTGCAAAAGTTCGCTGTGTACGTACAAAACAACACCGACAAGGTGCTGGCGGTCATGGCGGTCGTTGGCTCGCTGGCAGGTGCAATCCTTGCCTTGAACGCAGTTATGAAGGTCATTACGGTCACGCAGCTGGCGTTGAACCTTGCTATGGCTGCCAACCCAATCGGCCTGGTCGTAACAGCTGTAGCGCTGTTAGTTGCAGGCTTCGGTGTGCTGGTCGCTAAGACCGGCAGCGTCACCAATGCGTTTAAGACGATGGGCAACTTCATCATTGGCGTATTTGAGAGCATCGCCAACAGTTACGTCAGCATGATCAACCTGGTCATTCGCGGCCTGAACCTGCTGCCCGGTGTCAACATCGGTGAACTTAGCGACATTAATTTGCCGCGTTTCAGCATGGGAGGCGGAGGCGGTAGCACAGCTAGTGGCAGCGCCCCAGTCACGGCTGGCCCTGATCGAGTGGAGCGCATGATTCAGCTGCCAAGCATCCCAGCAATGGCTGGCGTGTCATTGCCTGCTCCGACCGGCGGTGGAGGCGGCGGTGTAGGTGGTAACGGTGGCGGCGGTGGTGGTGGACTCGGTATGGGTGGCGGTGGTATGGCTGTTGCCGTAGAAAGCACACAAGGCCTTTTCGGGCTTAACGCAGGGATTACCAACGAGAGCCTTGCTGGCTTTTTGGGCAACGCAGCCAACCAACCAATTAACATCACCATTAACAGCACCGTGGCTGACGAGCGCCTAGGTGACACCATCGTGAACGCGCTGAAACAGTACAACCGTCGCAGCGGCCCACTTGACGTTCAGATTGCGTAGCCATGGCTGCTTCAGTTGTCCAATCAGGTAGCTACCTGCTCGAGCTTGACACAGGCTTTGACTACAACTCATTTCGGCTGGATGACGCAACCAAGGGCGTGCTGAACAATACGACCTACACGCTCGGCCCTAATACGACTTACGCAGACATCACGGAGTATGTGACCGAGGTGGCGTACCGGCGAGGCCGTCGCAACATTGACGATCAGTTCGGTGCAGGCACTATGAGCTTCCGTATGACCGATGAGACAGGCATACTCGGGCCGTACGACACTGCCAGCCCTTATTACGACCCAGCCAACGACAAACCTGGGCTAGCGCCTATGCGTCGAGTACGACTCAGCCGAGCATCCGAGTATCTGTTTGTGGGCTACGTCATCGCCTACAACTACGAGTTCGCGTTGGCTGGCCCTAACGCCGTGCAGGTCACGTGCGCTGATGACTTCTATTTGCTGTCACAAACCCAGTTGGCTGCGTTTAACCCGAGTGCGGAAACCTCGGGCCAACGCATTACCACCGTTCTAGCACTGCCCGAAGTGAATTACACAGGTTCAACCAACATTGATACCGGCACCGTCAATCTCGGTCACGACAGTTCCTACAACGTGGCAGCCGGTACAAACACTCTTGGCTACATAACGCAAATCAACCAGGCTGAGCAAGGCCGAGTGTTTATGAGTCGAGCAGGCGTACTGACATTCCAGCCACGCATCGGAGCCACGCTAAGCAGCCCAGTCATCGTGTTCTCGGATCAAGGCACGAATACCAAGTACGACGAAGTGGAAATTGAGTTTGACGCTGATGGCGTGCTTAATCGTGCTTACGTGCAAGCGTTGGACGGCAAAAACGCCACAGCTGAGGATTTGACCAGCCAAGCCACGTACTTCATTCAATCGCAGTCAATCACCAACAGTCTGCTACACGATCAAGGCGAGATTGATGACCTGGCTGACTATCTGCTGGAGCCTGAGCCTGCACCGAGGTACACGGCTGTTAGCACCAATTTTGCGTTGCTGACCGATGTGGAGCGTGGCTTGGCTGCGACCGTGGACATTGGTGACACCATCACGATTACCAAGGATGTGACTGGCATAGCTAGTTTGACCTCGGAGTTGAGCGTTGAGGGCATTGAGGGCCGCATTGATTTTGCTAGCGGTCATCGCATTACCTACTACACGGCCCCAACGACCGTGGTATTCCAGCTAATTCTGGATGACGCTGTGTACGGACAACTTGACGGCACGAACGTATTAGGATGATGAAACCATGACCACGCCATTTCCATTCGTATCCGGGGCAGTGCTCACAGCGCAGCAACTTAACGACATTACAAACCTGCCAATCAACGATCAGACAGCAAGCTATGTGCTGGTCGTCGGTGACGCTGGCAAGCGCGTCATCATGAACAATGCAGGCGCAACGACCATCACTGTCAATAACTCAGTGTTCACGACTGGTGACACAATCTTTATCGCAAATAAAGGCGCTGGCACATCGACCATTACGGCTGGTGCAGGCGTAACGATTAACACTTCTGGCTCACTTGCTTTGGCGCAATACGGAGGCGGCACCCTTGTAGCTCTGTCGGCGTCAACTTTCGCTTTTTTTCCTAGCGGCGGTATAGGTTACGGTGTAGCCACCGGCGGTACGTCAAGCAGCATCACCGTGGGTGGTGTCAATTACACGCTGCTGACTTTTACTTCGTCAGGTACTTTGACGGTGACGAAGGCTGGACTGTTTGACGTTCTCGCTTTTAGTGGTGGCGGAGCCGGTGGAGGTTCTGGGACGACTGTTTATCCAGGCGGCGGCGGCGGAGCCGGAGGCGTAGCTCAGACGACCATCTATCTTAACGCTAATCAGACGATCACGATTGGCGGCGGTGGGGCGGCTAGTGCCTCACGTCCTTCAAGTGGCAGTTCATCAAGTATCGGAAACACTGCCCGCGACCTATCTGTCGCCGGCGGTGGGCACGGCGGATTCCATCAGTCAGGAGTCGGCAATAAGCCGCCAAGCATGGGAGGAAGCGGCGGCGGAGGCCAGAATGACGACGGCGGCAACACGACAATAGGAGCAGTCTCAATGGCTCCATCCATTAGCGGATTCGCCGGAGGCAACGCCTCAACCGTGAACTCGCAAGGCTCCGGCGGAGGCGGCGGAAGTACCGCAGTCGGAGGAAACTTCTCAGGCACGACCGGAGGAGCAGGCGGAGCAGGCTATGACGTGAGCGCCTTCATCGCCGGAGGCGCACTCCTAAAGGGCGGCGGAGGCGGCGGAGCCGGAGCTACTGGAGGAGCCGGAGGTAGTTCGATCGGAGGAGCCGGTGGCGGAACAAATGTCGCCGGAGGAAGCGCAGCAGCGAACACGGCTTCGGGCGGCGGCGGAGGCTGCAGCGCTGCCGGTGGATCGGGCGGCTCAGGAATCGTATACATAAGGTTTAAGGCTTAACTATGGCACATTTTGCAAGAATTGAAAACGGATTCGTTCAGCAGGTAATTGTTATCTCAAACGACGACTGCGGTGGCGGCGACTTTCCTGAATCAGAACCAATCGGCCAGGCGTTCATTGCATCACTCGGCCTGCCTGGCGAATGGTTGCAAACGTCCTATCACGCTAATTTCCGAGGTAAATACGCAGGCATTGGCGATACATGGAATGGCACTAACTTTGTGTCAGAGGAGGCCGAATGAAGTGGGCACCAATACTCGAAGATTGGTTGAAAGCTTTCGTCGCTGGAAGCGCCGCCGTATTTATGACCGGAAATTACGATCTAACAAACGCGCTAAAGACCGGGCTCGCCGCAGTGCTGCCAATGATCTACGCCTGGGCAAACACTAAAGACACGCGGTACGGTCGCAAGTGAAATACCTGGTCAAGCCAGTAGTGCTACCGGCTGATTTACGTGGCGTACAGCCCGGCAAGTTACCTGCATACCTGCTCAAGCCAATCCGTCCCTATGGGCAGCTGCACCCATT